TATATTCTTCATATAATCCCCTCCAAAGAACTCAGTGTATACCTCACGATTAGCATTAATATAATCTACTGCTGCGTGTTTAGAGCCTCCTTCTATGTGGTTAGGTTTTTTAAAGTTCAATGCTCTGTCTACAAGCTTTAAACGTATGCCTGTTTTAAACATCTCCGTACTCTCAGCGTCCATATGCTTAAATAGCGGAAGAATAGTATCCATACTAGCCCCATCACTCTTTAAGAGAGAAGCTACGGTGGAGTCTAGTCCTGAACGACCTACAGCCTCAAGGAAGTCATCAGTAGCTTGGAAGGCATTACGCCTGTAGTCTACTTCTAAACGTGCCTTTAAAGCCCGAGCGTTAGATAAGGCAGTAGCTCCATCTGTTAACTCATCTCGTAAGTTAGGAACCAAATCGACTAAAGCTGCATTGTCTTCATCAGCAAGCCAGTCCATAATGGACTTCTCATTGGCAATGTCATTACTCTTAATTGCTTTTGAATGAATACGGGTGTATATGGCATCCTTTAGTACGGGAACACCATCTTCCCCTGCAGCTCCTAAGAAGTCTCTTGCGTTTTGTAGCTTAGTAAGATCCTGAGCTACTGTAGAGGTAAACTTATTAACAGACATCTTAGACACGCCTGCGCTATTGAAAGGGATTCCCATTTCAGTATAGTAGGCTAGGTCTATGTTACGCAATGAAGTACCATATCCGTTAGGCATCTCATCAATTGCTTGGTTCAACACGCCTTTAAAATCATTCAATAAACGAAGTTGTACCTTACCTTTGGAATCTAGAGTCCCTGTTAGATCACGTATACGCCCGTTAACAGTGTTCTTTAAATTCAGGACATCAGCAGGGGTATACTCATCAACAACACTAGTAGTTGTTACATCAGGCTTTTGACTTATGTTCCCTTCTTTGTCAAAGACAAATAAGCCTTGCTCCGTTGTTGTCTTTGTCTTTGTCTTTGTCTTAACTTCTAATAGAGGACTGAAGTTCTTTAAGAAACGGCCCTCGTCAGTGGGTAAGTTATTAACCCAATCTAACAGACCAGATACCTGTTCAGAAGGCATTGTGACCCCTGAATCGGTAGCAGTTTTCTTCCACTCAGCATACATAGGATTAAACCGCTGCCTGACTAAGGCTCTCTTTTTATCTAAAAGCCCTTTAGCTGCCATTCCTATGTCAGTCTTAGATCCATTCTTAGTCAAGGCAGTAGTTAGTTTACTCATCTGCTCATCTATAATCTGAATCTTACCCTCAATATGAGCCTGCCTCTTTTCCTCAAAGACTAATCTCTTTTCCTGCTCTTTAGCTATTATCTTAGGTAACTTAACATTCTCCATTTCAGGAGACACAGCTAGTTGTTTAAGATATGCGTCTTGTCGTGTAACAAACTCACTAACAGCCTCATCAATCTTAGCCCTGAATACAGGATCTCTACCATCAGAATAGTACTCAAGGAACTTACCCTTCATTATATCATTCTGAAGAGCAGCTACTATCGGTACTATTTTAAGAGGCTCACCTCCCATCTTTGTTTGGAGGACTTGAGCTCTTTCCATAATGTTATAGAAATCACCTTGAGACTCAACTACAGCGTCTGCAAACCTCTTCTGCTCTCCTTTGAGGTATTTAGATACTTCACCTTTACCGTTAATGTTCTTTACACTTTTATATGCTTGATACCCTGCTGTAATAGGAGACTGAGCTACTCCCGTAGCAACACCAGACAATACGCCTAATGAGATTAATACATTCTGTTTCGTGCTAGAACTTAGGTCAGAACTAGCAATCGCATCAGAGGTGTGTAGTATTACAGTATCTGCCACAGCAGCTGGTAATATAGACTGAGCCATGTTGTATGCTATACGAGGCGCTGTATTCGCTAAGTTAGTCATATCACTAGCTGCTTCAGTGCCTGCTGACACAAAGCGAACTACCTGCTCTGTAGGAGAGAGGTCATCAGATGTAGGGGGTAAAGGCTCGTCACCGCTAAAGAAGAAGTTACGTATGTAGTTACGGTGTCCTTTTAACTCCTGAGCATCCATAAACCTAGTAGGATTCTGGTGAAGGTATGGTTGGTTAACATCCATGCCCCTAGTGCTTTCTCCTCTGATTTTATCTAGAAGATCGTCAGGAACAGCAAAGTCAACAGAGCTCACAACCCCCCGTTCAAAAGAGTCAGCGAGATGCCTAGAAGTAAAAGCCATCCACCCTTCTCCTTCTTGCTGTTGAGAAGCTTTAACTCTCTGCCCCTCCTCATCCTCAAAGGTAGAGGAACGGACAGAGCTTAGAGCATCCTCGAAGTCCTCTTGGGAGACTCCTTTATCTTTTGCGGTAGTAGCAGTACTCGCTGAACTAGCTTTAAGAGCCTCTTCAAACTCTTCCTGTGTTATTCCTGTCATTTAGTCACCCAATTACTTAAGTCTAAGTGATTACCACCAACATACGTAAGAGTTACTCCTTTAACAACTAAGGTATCTCCTTTAGTGGGTTGAGGTATTTTGCTACTCTTTTGCATAGCTTCCCCTAGAATAGTACCAACCTGCTCTGCGTTCATGTTCTTAGATAGAGCATACGAATCAGTCGCTTGCTTAAGTTTTTTATTGTACGATACAACATTCCTATTCTTAGTGAATTCTGCTAGCTTCTTAAAACCTTCAAAAGTCTCTTTAGTATAACTACCAGAAAGAAAGTTAATTGCAGCATCAGCAATGTTCTTACTGAAAGAACCTGAGTCACGGAATGCCTTCATCTCTGACTGAGCCTTAGAATCAGACCCTCCAAACATACGTGAAACAAGACGGTCTACAACTACAGAGATCTGTTCTGGGTCATTACTTAACTGGCTAAGAGTAGCTAAGTCTATTACCTCATCTGCAGTCTTAATAGCCTCCCGTTCGGTTTCTGTTACTTTATTCCAGTCAGTCCTAACTGCTTTTATCTCAGTAACAGTAATACTAGGGTCTACGTCTAAGATAGACTGCATCACTTTCTTGTGAGGCTCCGATCCTGCTTTAAACCCATAAGCTTCCGTTACTTCTTTTGAGGTAGTTGTTTCTCCTTTAACCTCAACAGGCTTTCCTGTCTTACCTACAGAAGAGATAACTCCTGTAGATCCATTGACGTTATACATTACATCAGGCGTATAATTATTAGTTTTATGTTGTAGATTTAGGTCTGCCCCTGATACTTGCTTGCTTACTTTACTACCTGTTGCCTTACCTGTGCCGCCAGCAGATGTCCATACTCCTGTTGTCTTATTCATAGCTCCTTGAAATTCTACATCATCAGTTATTCTGGACTGTGTGATATACTCTTGCTTCTCAGTCTTAGGAGCCTGAGAGGCCTGTAGCTGCATACCGTTCTGAGCCATGCTCATAGCACCACTAGGATCAAAGGCACTGATGAACTTACTAGCCTCAAAGTATGTATTTGGGTTAGTCCAGTCTGCTTCTGCAAACTGTTTCTTGAACTTCTTCATACCGATAGTCTTAGGGTCTATGGCCTGCCCAAAGGCTCCCATAGCTTCACGCATTGCTACGCCCTTCTGCTTCTCAGCATCGAGCATACCCGCATAGGAAGACTGTACTGTCTGTAAGATGTTTGATTGTGGGCCTGAGCCGAATAATCCACTAGCCATTACTTATACTCCTTATTAACCTAGACCAATGATAGTCTTGAATATATCACCAAACATACTTGTGTTATTAGCACTCTTCTGAGCATCTATGCCCATCTGAGCCAAGTCACGTTGGAAGGCAGGTTCTTCAGCAAAAGAGTTAATCTCTTGTAGTAGAGGTACAGCACCTAGAGCTTGCTGTTGTCCAGCGAACTGCTGTTGAGCTACATTACCAGCTAGACCAAATAGACCTGCTTGGTTCTGTAACATACGATCCTGCATCTGTGTACCATACTGAGTAGCCTGTACACCTTCTTGGAATCGTTGGTTCTCTTGTTCAGACTCTAATTGAGCTAAAGCCTGAGTACCTGCAGTAGCACCTAGTTTACCAGACTGAACTAGACGACTCAAGGCAGACTGTGTCTGTCCCGCTCTGAGAGGCTCTCTAATGGCGTTTACACCACGTAGGTACTCTGAGGCTGCATCTTGAGGATTAAAGTTCTGATAGGCCTCCTGAGAGCTCTGCATCTGCCCTAGTAGTCCCTGCTGGAACTGAGCATACTCATCACTATCTGTTTGCTCGAACTGACCAGTCTCAGGGTTATAACCAGTACTGCCAAATAGATTGCTGAATGTAAGTCCACGAGGAGCTCTGGCTGCTGCAAGACGGGATACTGCATCACCGCCAGCTCCTTCTTGATTGGCTTCGCTATTAGCACCTTGACTCCCATTACCTCCTGATCCTACTAGACCTCCTGTAGGGTTTACAGTGCCATTAGCTACTGCAGCACGTTGAGCGTCAGTAGTTGGACTACCAATGAAGGCATGAGGGAGCTGTTCCTTCATTTGCTGTGACCGAGCAGCTTGTACTTTCTCCTGTCTAGACATCTGATCCCACTGTGAGGAGGGATGCCCTGACGCTTCCATACTTGCATAGTTAGCCTTAGCCTGATCATTCATGCCATACTGTACTTCATCTACTAAAGCAGATCCTACAGACTTAGCTATATTAGGGATGCTCGGTATTGAACCGACTGATGACATAACTGCCTCCCATAAGGACTGATCTACTTTAGGGGCTGCACCTTTATTAGAAAGGTTACCAGCATTATATGCTACCGCTTGCTCTCTTGTACCGCTATGTGGGCCGCCCATTATACTGTCCTCTTCTGTTCTTTAATATTGTGTGTCATTATATGTCTCTATGTTTAGGTTAGCTTATGATATAGTGAAGGAGCTAGGGTTGTAGTACGTTGCGCCTGCAGCACCTCCTATCCCTTTATTGGATTCTACAACATGACCGTGGTCGCCTGTAATCTCGCCACCTTGGCTACCTGCTGAACCTTCAGCACCACCAGAGCCGCCTATGCCTCCACGTACTGTACCATCGTAGCCCCCAGTGCCTCCAGTGCCTTCACTTGCAAGAGTGCCTGCAGAGCCTGCAGTACCACTGTGAGTAGTGGAGCCACCATTACCGCCAGCGCCATAAGGCCTACCGCCACCACCGCCACCACCGCCACCATAGGCAGTACCTGTGTGTACATAACCTTCAGCACCACCACCGCCACCACCGCCTCCTGAGAGAGTACCATTGTTTATTAGTGTGATGTCAGACTCTAGATGTACTGCAACACCGCCAACAGTGCCGTCAGTTGCATGGGCAATTGCATTATATGAGTAGCCTAAACCACCATTGCCTCCATTACCGCCACGCCCTAAGATAGCACCATTGTTTTCTATGGTTAACTTAGCAGTATGACTAGTGCCTGTCTTAAGCGCATAGACGCTAGTGGATGAGGCAACCAATGTAGCACCGCTAGGTATAACTACACGAACATTATGGTATCGGTCTAAACTAAGAGAGTCTAAATCAACATCAGTATGCTCAGTGGCAGCGAAGGTGAATACTGACTCATACTGATAAGTCTGTTCCCAAGTGCTTCCTACCTTACCATAAGCTTTCTTAACTTTAGTCCAAGTACCTGCTACGTTGACATGAGGTATAGGAGCTACCCAACTACTACCTACTTTAGCTTTAATATTCAAACCAGATGTCTCCGTTAGCTCCTCCAGTTGGAGCATCAGTATCTACATAGATTGTACGTCCTGTAACTAAAGTACCATTAACATTAACTCCGTTAACGCCTAGAGTAGGGCTAGCAGCTTGTACGAAGGCTGTGGTGGCTACTTGCGTTGTGTTTGTACCATTGACTGCAGTAATTGCTGAAAAGACCTGAGAGGCACTACCAGAGAGCTCTGCTTTAGTGTTTACCGAGTCACGTACTGCCGTGAATTCAGTATTAAAGTCATCACCTGATATTACCTTGTTTACATCAGAGTCTGCTAGAGCATCCTTTCCAGACCAAGCTACTTGTATCGTATAGTTACTCATCGTATTTTACCTTCTTTAGCTAAGACCGTCATGCCCTGTAGCGAGCCTTTGAATCCTTTAATTAGATTAATCATTTCTATCTGTACTACCTTAGCAGCCTTACTTAGGTTGATTCTATATTCTTTAGGGAAGAACAAAGGGGAGTACTTAGCAGTACCATATAGGCTACTGCTAGATCCAAAGAGAGCAATAGAGCCTGTAGACACAGGAGTCAGACTAAACGTAGAGGAGTCACCTTGAGTGCTATAATCCCTATACCAGTTAATAGTAACGTCCTGCTCACGGCCTCCATCTATAACACAACTAAACTTCTTAAGTAACTTAGCAGTGTAGGGATTACCGAAGTCCATCCATACCGTCTTAAACTCTGTCTGGTAGTTACTGTATACAGGAGTAGATCCCGAATAGTCCATATCATGGTAGTCATCATACTTAGACACTACGCCATTGAAGGAGTTTAATGCAGTAGCTGCGCCAGTTGCTTGTTTAGTTCCTCTCCCTATATATAACTCACCTGAGGATAACGCTAGAAAAGACTTAGGTGCTCTTAGGTTAGAGAAGCTCCACTTGGAGATACGAGGAGTACCATCTTCATTATATGATTTAAAGTCTAAGATGTAAGTCTCATTAATGCCTGTAAAGGAGATTACATAGTAACCGCCAGAAGTATTGTATTGAGCCTTAATGTCCTCTGCACTGGAGGATAGTATGTTTTTAATAATATCATTCTTGACATTCTTAGTCAAGTCTGTTAGAGGCATCTTATCTTGGATCTTAGTACGGTTTAAAGAACGTACACCATCGTGAGATAGGAATAGAACATCATCTCCAAAAGCATGGACTGAGTCTCTAGAAGCACAGCCTATGCCTCTTATAACTTCGTCTAGACCAAACGTAGTAGCAGAAGGATCAAAAGGATCATTGTATATTGCTATGTTATTCTTACCGAATATGATCAACTTACCGTTGAAAGACTCTAGAGCTACTACTTCATCAAACCCCCATACAGAGCGCATATTGATTATGCCTGAGCCTGTCCCCGTCCACTTCTCATTCTCTAGTGTCTTAGAGTAGAATACAGTTTCTTTATCTTCTGAGATACCTGCAGCCCATAACCTACCGAAGCTGGATAAGACACAAGAAGGATCAAATGTAGTGATGCCAGTATTGGCAGTATAATTAGTTGTATCCTCTAGGTCTGTCCAGACACCAGTAGACTCCTTATAGTGAATAGGCTTATGTCCTGCCTGTACGCCTACAGACTCATCATCATACTGAACCCATTGCCAGTTATCATTGGTGATTGTCTGCGGAGTGCCTGCGAAGGTCTGTACAGTAGACGTAGAAGGAATAGTACTAGTGTCTTGCTTCCATACTTTATTATCACCAGTATAAAGGAGGAGACTAGAGCCGTCTGTCTTCTTGTGGTTATGTATAGACTTAACAGGGAAGCTACCAATAGAGTCAGTGACCTGACGGATACCCTTACGAGAGGTCATACGCCCCTCAGCATCAATCATTACGTTATCTGCTTTAACTAACCAACGATGGTCTAGACTAGAGGCGTTAGCTTGTGTGTTTAAGCCAAATACGCCTACTGAGTCTAGTACTAGAGGTGATAAGGGTTTAACGGACATACCAATCATTCTCCATCTGAGTCTTACCAGAGTCAATCTGAATGGCCCTAGATAGAATGTTATTGTACTCTTGAGAAGCGACTGATACCTGAGTACCGCCGTCCTCTCCACGCTCTGCCATAGCTCTCATGTACGCACCTAAGATAACTACCTGCTCATTCACATAGCAATGTGTAGAGGCTGATTGTAGCTTGTCTTGAGGCTTTACTACGTTGAAGTTAATCTGTCTTGCATCTGTAGGAAGAGGCCATACGTCCACTACAGTGTCTAAGTTAACATCAATACCATTGAAGCCATAGCCTGTAGGAGGCCCTTTAGCTATCGAAGAGGTAGGGAAAGCCAGTACGTTTAACTGGGAACTAGACATCTGTTCTAGGTGTACCCCTGTCGTTGTATCTATTACATCTAATACCTTAAAGTCACGGTCAGCGCCTACAAGAGAGTAAGACATAGTACCGCTCTGTGTTAAGATAGCAGCAGTCACTCTAAGCGCCTGCCAGTCCCAATATTGCTCTACTTCATACTTAGCGTCATTGACGAAATCACCAATCATCTTATGATAGTCTGAGGGCCCATTTGCAGTAGATAGATTACCAGACCAGTCGGAATCTATTTGATCCTCTCGTAGTCTACGTAATACTTCATTCATTATTTCTCTGTAAGTCATCTTACTCCTTAACCCCTCATCATAAAGGCTGCACCTGTTACCAGAGCAGCTATTAGCAAGCGTATGAACCATTCGTTAGCGCCACCAGTCTTAGCTGTAAGAGCTAACTTAATGGCGTGTCCATCCAGTTCTTCACTATGTTTATTTAAACGAGCGTCCTGCGTGTTGTTGTGTATCAAGAGACCGTCTATCTTGGTGTCTATCTCTACAAGCTTAACCATAGCATCAGCTAGTTTATCTATCTTAGCTTCCAGTCTATCAAATCTAGCATTAACTTC